GATAGGAGTTGAAGTATAATGCTAGAACCACAAAGTAAGCAAGATGTGCTAGGACGGCTACTAGCAGATTTCAAAAAAATAGATAAAGAGGGATTGAGTACACATGAAGGTACATTTGTATTTGATACATTAAGCTCAAATGCAGTAGAGTTTGAAAAATCATATGCAGAAATGCAGTTAATACTTGATGCGGCATTTCCGCAAACTGCATGGGGAGAATATTTGACACGTCATGCGGAAGCTCATGGGGTATTTAGAAAGGAAGCAACACAAGCTAATGTAATATTAACCATAACAGGTACCGCTAATGCGATCATACCTAAAGGAAGTTTATTCAGTACAGATAATGATGAAACATTTAGAACTTCTAAGGAGGTTAATCTAGGCGATACTGGGAGTGCTAAAGTATTGGCATTATCTGAACAACTTGGGAAATCTTTGAATGTAGGGGCAAATACAATCACAGAAATAGTTGGGGGGATATATGGTGTTAGTACAGTTACTAATGAAGCGGCTGCTTATGATGGATATGATGAAGAGACTGATGCAGAACTTTTAGATAGGCTCCTATTAAAAGTTAGGAAGCCTGCAACCAGTGGCAATGTATATCATTATGAACAGTGGGCTCGATTAGTTAATGGTGTTTTTTTAGTTAAAGTAATTCCATTATGGAATGGTCCGGGAACAGTTAAGGTTATTATTATCAATAATGAACGTGAAAGTGCTAGTACAGAATTAATTGAAAAAGTTAAGGCTGTAATTGCTGAAAACGCACCAATTGGGGCAACTGTTACTGTAGTAACACCAACAATATTTGATATCAATATCGAACTAACAGTGACAAAGGGAAAAGCAGATATAGAGGCTGTTAAAAAGGTATTAAATGAGGAGTTTAAAAAGCAAATTTTTAATGGCACATATGTATCTTATGCTAATATTGGTAAAGCTATTTTAGCTAATAAAGAAACAGGGGTATTAGACTATCGTGATTTAAAAGTAAATAAAGGGATTACTAATATTGACATTACAAATGAACAATTACCAACAATTAAAGAGGTGATCGTGCATGAGTGATTTTATTAGATGGAAAGAGGTAGATATACTTACGTATCTGCCTCTTTTTATTGCAAAAGATTTAGAGTTTAAAACAATAAGTGATGCAGATAGTAGAGAGCATGAACGTATTAGATTATTGTTAATTGAACTATTAAAACAAGATAATATTCAATCTGCAACTTATGCATTATCGAAATGGGAAGAGTTTGTTGGAATAAGCGCTAGAAGTGATAGCTTACAAAATAGACGAAGCCGTGTAATTGCAAAGTTAAATAATACTGATAGTAGCACTAAAGAGTTTCTAGAAGCCTTGTCCAATAACTTTGTATCAGATGAGTCTACAGTAATAATTCCAAAGAATGAAAGCTATACTATGGAATTAAAGTTTACAAAAGACATGTGTGAAGATATCAATGGTTTACAGCAAACCATTGAGGAGTTTAAGCCAGCACATATTGGTTATGAAGTTTGGGAAGAACAATTACTTGAACAAAAATTGATTATTTCAGGGCTAGTTGTGGCAGAAGAAGAAACAAAAATTAGTATGAGTAAATTGTTAAGCGATATTGAAATCGAGCACAATCTCTATTATGGAAGTGCAATTGGTTATGAAGAAGTAATTGAAATAGGAGGATAATATGGCACAGTTTCCGGGACTTAGTTTAACCATACAAGGAAATAAAATGATATTAAAATCAGCAACAGGGAGAGCTGATGATAGATTGATCATTACAAAGGCAGTAATAGGAGATGGACAATTAACAAAAAGTATTGATAGCTTAACATCTCTTGTTAATCCTAAATTAGAAATTGGATTAAGTAATATCAAAGAAGTAACAAATGGGCAAATGCAGTTACAATTTAACTTTGATAATAAAAAAGTTGAAACAGGGTTTTATTGGAGAGAAGTTGGTATATATGGAAAGACCGGTGACAGTGGGCAAGAAAAGCTGATTGGATATTCTAACGCTAGTGGATTAACCTCTTATATTCCAGATAAAACAAATGCAATTCCAATGCAACGCCTATTAGTTGCTTTAGGGGTAGGAGATAATCCTAATGTAAAGGGACTTGTTGATTTATCAACGGCTGTTACTAGGGAACAACTAGATGAATCTATTAAAGCTCATAATGTAGATATAAATGGACATAGAGATGCATTTAATAAAAAGCTGGATGTTAGTTCTAATCAATATACAAAGGCGCTTGCAAAACATAATCAAGGTTTACAAGTAACAAAAGGTGATAACTCGCAAGAAATTATTAACTTTATTACTTCTAATTATAACGATAGCGATATTAATAAAGTGCTTAACTTAGGTACACTTAAAAGCCTGTTAGGCCAAGGTGCTATAGTAGCGTCTAAACTTGATGCAAATGCTGGTTTCGTAAAGTTTGCTAATGGTTTCACTATCCAGTGGGGAGCTTTTAATAATGTGCCGATAGGAAATACATTCTCATTCCCCATTTCCTTTGATAACGCATGTTACGTAGTAGTTGGTAATGACGTGAATGGTAACAACAGAGATAACCAAGTTCACTCTTTTAGAGAATACACTAGATCTAGCTTTAAAATATTCTCTCAAGCTGCGCTAGACTCAGGTAATAAAACGACGGCATGGGGCAGATATATAGCGGTAGGTAATTAAATAATCCCTAGTGCGAACCAATAATAGGATGCAGCATATCTATCACTCGCCACAAATACAGCTTTTGTATTGTTACTTTCGCTTACAGAGTTTGCAAAATATCTTGGTGTATCTGACCCACTCCAATACGCATCAATCGCATTTGCCATGAATAATCTTGTGAATCTAATAGGGAATATTACTTCCGTTTTTACGACATTATCTTGGCCACCAACTCCCCACTGGAGAGAGTTTAATAAGTGACTATAGAACGACGGCATGGGGGGAGGTCCATTGCAGTAGGTAATTAGGTTATTAGCTAATTCCTACACACATCCAGGTAAAGTTACCTGCATTTCCTCGGTTAGTTAAAAAGCGTATAGAAGCTCTATTATTATTTGAGAAGCCACTGTTCCAAGACACATAAAACTCATCCCCTCTTGTGGTTGTACTTGCGGTGTCATCGGTGCACAATGCAACTAACACCTTACATGTAATAGGCAATGTTATATCACAATATGTATTTTGATTTAAGAACCAAGTTAATCCCCACTGGGGAGTTATTTTAATAATTCTATGGTTTTACGCAGTTCACGAATAGTTTTATGCGTGTATACCCTAGTGGTAATATCGCCTTGTTTGTGACCTAGTAAGGAACGTAATGCGTTAGGTGATGCAACCGCATCAAGTAAACTTGCGAATGTGTGCCTAGTATCGTGGATAGTGTGCTTGCAGTTAAGATACTTCATAATATCCTGGAAATGCTTACGGAATGAGGTGTAGCTGATAGTGAATAGGTAATCGCTAGTATGTAGTTGCTCTATTATAGGCATGATGCGGTGATGAATGGGAATAATACGACCTTCACCGGATTTTGTTTTAGCGTGTCTCACAATAAGGTATGATGATCGTCTATTGATATCCTGCCTACGTAAATTAAGTAGCTCACTTATGCGGAGCCCTGTGTAGAGCAGTATTAAAATCATGCGAGAATAAGATGTATCTATCGCCCATAATTTGTTGATTTGTTGGCGAGTGAATACTCTTCTTCTAATTGTTGGCACATTGGGGCCTAGATTTAAGTGTAATGCGTAATTAGTGATAGGATAATCTTGTATAATAGCGTAATTAAATAATTGATTAAGTAATGTACGGACTTTCTTACATGATGAGTAGGAAAGTCCTTTTACGTGCATGGGATTAATCACATTTTGGAGGTGCTGAAAATGAATATCCGTGATAGGCATATCCGCTATGTTGGATATGTGTTTAAAAGCAATGTGATAAGACTTAATAGCACTCTTAGAAACAGACCGTGAGTGAATCGGCAACCACTCGTTAAATAGTTGCCTTAATGTAATGATATTGCGTTGCATACGTTTTAATATAACAAGGTGACGGCGCATAATTTAACCTCCGAAAGGATATTACTATGAATCAATATATATTTATTTTAAATGAGATGGGCGAGAGAATTACGTCCATTGTGGATAACACAGTAACAAAAGAACAGTTGTTAACAACTGCAAAAGAACAATGGCCAGATGCTGCCGATTACATTTACTCCGAAAACGGTGACAACATGCTTGACGAGTTTATGAAAGGCAAATTCTATGTAGACGGCAAGTTCGTTGAACCGCAAGCAAAAGAGCCAACAAAGGCGGAAAAAATCGCTGAAATAAGAAATTATTACAATGGGCGTTTTGAAACGTTAGAACAAATGTTATTAAGACGTCGCTTGATTAATGGCGATATTACCGACTTGCAAGATCAGTTTAAGAAACTGAATCAAGAAATGGTATTAAAAATTAAGGCGGTGAAATAATGGAAACATTTGAAATTAAAAGTGATATTCCTGTAATGAAGTTCTGTGAATGGTGCTATGAAACATTAAATGAGGATGGAACATGCCCAACAGAAGGATGCATCCATAATGACTTAATGGAATTGGACGAGGTGCGTGAAGATGAAACTACCGGTCCTACACAACTTTAATGTGATTAAAGGAGAAACAATTACTCTAAATGTTGGTTATACCAATATGGTAGATAGTGAAAGCCTATTTGCATGTGTTAGAAAATATCCAACAGATGAGGAGTACAAGGCAAAGTTCGATATATCTGTATCTCAAGATGGGTTAGAAAATGATGAGCTGTGCAAAATCATTTTATCTTTGGACACAGATACATTAAGCCGTGGTAAGCACTACTGGGATTTGTTTTTGTGGAGTGGTAATAAGCCTATCAAATGTTTAATAAAAGGTGAAATCACAATATATGAAGGCGTTAGCAATAGGGGGAAATAATATGAGTGATGAAAATATTCATATAAAGTCTAATGATGATGATAAAATCATTGTCAAAGATAATACCCAAATTATTAAATTGCAAGGGCCTAAGGGTGAACCAGGGGAGCAAGGGCCTCCTGGTCCTCCTGGACCTCCAGGAGAACCTGGTCGAAATGGCATTGACGGACTAAACGGCGAACAAGGGTTGCAAGGTATTCAAGGACCACCTGGGCCTCCTGGTGCTCCTGGTAAAGATGGAAAGTCATTTACTTATGACATGTTCACATCGGAGCAATTAGAGAATTTAAAAGGCCCTAGAGGTGAACAAGGACCGCCAGGACCACCTGGCACTGGTGCTAATGTAGATTTATCGCCGTATGCAACTAAACAAGAAGCCGACAATCTGTATCTAAAAAAAGTAGATATAAGAAATTACCTAACTATGATAGGCGACCCTAAGTATGCACTTAAAACAGAGTTAAGTAATTATTTATCTAACACAGATGCGATTAATAATTACGCTCAAAAGGGTTGGGCTACTCAAACATTCGCCTATAAGAACGATTTAGGTACTTTCATTAAGAAAAACGAGATTGCTCAATATGCGTTAACTCCTGGTGATGCTAGCACTCGTTATGTTAATAAACTAGAGGGGCAGTCCTTCGCTAGTAAAACTGAATTAAATGACTATGTGAAGAAAACAGAAATTAATCAATATGCATCAAGTACACAAGGACCGCCAGGACCTAAAGGTGAACCGTTTAAATATTCCGACTTCACGCAAGACCAACTTAATGCACTTAAAGGGCCAAAGGGTGATAAAGGTGAGCCATTTAAGTATTCCGATTTTACACCAGAACAATTACTGGCATTAAAAGGGCCTAAAGGAGACCCTGGAAGCGGTGGTGGACAAGCAACTTCACAACCAATCGAAATATATGAAGTTGTATGGGGAACGGCAATAGCAGGTGAGCGAGGTGCGGATAGAGGATATTTAGCTTTCGATCCATTTACAGGTTGGGGGTACTTGCATTTTGACTTTAAATTAACTGCCCCTTCCGGTAATGGCAACGTGGTCGCATCGCTTCCACCAAATTCGCCAGTTGCTGTACGACTAATAGAAAAAAGCGTTAATGTAAATAATAATAGTGTTTATGTTGAGCGAAACAGTCGTATGATTAAGGCTTGGGGGGTACCAGCTAACACACGGTATATTATTGATATTATAGGTTATTGGAGGAAAGCATAAAGGGATGTGGACATGGCAATTTGAATTGAATGACATTTTAACCACACTCACAATAGTGGGTGTTGTTGCAGGGGCAGGATATAGATTGTTGATTATTCCATTGCTACAACAATTGGACTCTCAACGTATGCAAGATAATCTTATATTTCAAGAAAAATGGGGTGTATTAACTGATACGCTAAAAGACTTGAAAGATGAAATTAAATTATCACGTGCGGAGCGAATAAAAGCTGAGAGCAAGCAAGTATTGTTATCGGCAAAAGTTGAAGCCTTAGAAGTACGTGTTGATGATATAAAGGAGGAACTACATGAACATACCGCCAAATCTCATCAATACAATTAAAAGATCATACAATTCTATAAAGATAGCCAATATTCATCCAACAGGGATGTGGGCAACAAGGGCGCTAGTACTAACAATGCTAGTGCCTATTTTATTGGTAGTAGCAGAATATGTAATGGTATTCAGTCAAGGACATGTTTCAGATGATATGAATAAATTGATTAATGTAGGCATTAATATCATAGATCATATATTCATACCTTCTGTTCTAACTGCACTTGTAGGCTTCCTTGCATTGTGGATTGATAAGGACGGAAACGGAATACCAGATAAATTAGAGGAACAACCAAAAATACCACCATTACAAAATATTACAGAAAGGAGTGATAAAAAGTGAGAAAAGGGTTTGATATTTCAGCATGGCAAGAAGATTATAACGACAATCCTTACTTCAACCTTGAACGAATGGAGCAAGCTAAAGCAGAGGGCAATGACTTTGTAATTATTAAGTTAGGTGAAGCATATAATGTAGATGAATATTTTGAAGAACACATTACTGCAGCATTAGAAGCAGGCTTAGATGTAGGGGTATATTATTTTAGCCATGCGTACACAGAAGCAACAGCCGTACAAGAAGCAGAATGGGTAATCAATACATTAAATGCATATGGATATACTGATTGGCATCTACAAGCTGGTATTTGGTATGACTATGAAGAACACACTCAATTACGTGCATATATTAATGCTGGCGCACTTACATCTCAAGACATGACTAACTGCATGAGTAGATTTGTAAATAGATTATGGCAAGCAGGATTTAATAATGTGGGCATCTATAGTGGGTATTCCTTATTGTGGGATGAAACATATGCATATAGTCAGATGCCAAGCGTTCCTGTATGGTGCGCACAATATGGCTCAACAGAATGTGATTATCCAGATGTTAAGATTTGGCAATACAGTGACAGTGGATATGTAGCAGGCGCAGAAGTAGATGTTAATTATATGTATTAGGGGGTAAATATGTATGAGAAAGTCAAAACTACAATTAATGGTATTAACTATCGTTATGCTGTTATCGGTATTATTGTGTTCATCTCTATCTTTTGCATCTGGTACATCTTCTATGAACCAACAGGAAGCAACGATAACAATACCCTTAACACAGTGGAACGAATTGAAAGCAAACAACGAGAAAGCCTTGAACTTAATCGAAGCATCCAGCGTTCCATTGACAGAAGCACAGAACTTAGTCATGAAGCAAAAGAACGAGTTGACCGAAGCACACAATACAATCAACAAATTGGAGAACGAATTGACACAAGCAAAGCTTCAATCAATGAAGCAAGAGATTACCTTAAACGAAATGCAGAACTCTTTGACCGAATTGAAAGGGCAAATAGAGAATGACAAGAAAACCATTAAACGCTTGCGGATGCAACGAAATATATCACAAGTGTTAAGTGGTGGTGCAATTATAGGGGTAGCGTTCAAACATTAAGGAAGTGATCCAGTTTATCTCCATAGCGTGTAATGGTGGATACACGCAACTATAAATAAAAGAGCCTACTAACATAGAATAAATCTATGTTGGTAGGCTCTTTTTTGTTTGTAAAAATTAAAATAAATACTTGACTTTATACACGATAAAGGGTATAATATAGACATAGGGAAGGAGGTGAAGCCGTTGAAGAAGTTAAGGAAGATAATAAAAAAGTGGCTACCGTTAATAACCGCACTTATCCAACTAGCAATCGCGATAAAACAGTTATTAAATCAGTAACCACAGGGGCTCGAAAGAGCCCCAATCTTCCTAACTATTATACCAATGGCAGACATATGATTTCAAGACTAACTTTAATAATTAGTATTATTGCCTTTGTATTATCTGTCTATAATTTATTAGTAATATCAGGAGTACTATAATGAAACTAGATGATGTAATGACAACGCAAGAAGCGGCAGAACTGTGGAATGTTACTGCTGATGCATTGAAACAGAATTGTAGAGGACGTGTAAAGAATGGATTTAAAGAAGGCGAATTTAGAAAGTCTGGGAAAATGTGGCTTGTAACAAGGCAAGGAATGGAAAGGCTATATGGTAAAGAGGGCGCTAATTCATAACAAAACAAATATTCTAATAACATGATCTGATGTGGGGCTTTTTACATAGGGGCATAAAAAATAACGTTTGCCCCTTATTTGCCCCTTTTAAAAATGTAGAGTTTAAATAATATAGTAATCGTGCAGAGTGTTGAATATAAGCCCTCAATCCGCACCAAAATATAAGGACCTACAGTTTGCTGTAGGTCCTTTTTACTATGACTTTAAAAGTTGTAGGTATATATAGGAGAGAGAAATG